TGGTTCACCTTATATCGAGGACTGGATCGGGCAACAGGTTACACTTACGACACAGACGGTTTCAGCGTTTGGTCAGCAGGTGGAGGCAATCAGGATTAAAGGAAACTATAAAAATGTAACAGTATGACAGAACTATCACCAAAAAGATCAGGCCGAATCACGGCAAGTAAAGGCTATGACATTATGGCAAAAGGCAAAGGCCCGGAACTATTCGGACAAATGGCCAAGACCTATGCAAATGAGTTAGTATTGGAGCGACTTGGGGTTGAGCCGCCTGATTTCACTACCTGGCAAATGGAACAAGGATTGGAACGGGAACCTGATGCAAGATTGATTTACGCGAAATCGAGAAATATTAAGGTTAAGTTACCCGGATTTATAATCCATCCTGAATTTGATTTCATCGGGTGTACTCCTGACGGGATGGTAATGGAAGATCGTAACAGGGGTTTGTTGGAGATTAAAAGCCCTCAACCGAAGGCACATCTTGAATACTTACAGAACGGAATACCACCGAAATATTTTGCTCAGGTGCAGTTTCAAATGATGGTTACCACCTGCACATGGTGTGACTTTATGACATTTAATCCTGAATTTCCTGACCACTTAAAAGCGAAGGTTTACCGGATTGCAGCCGATAATGATTATCAGGCTGATATGTTAGATAGGTGTATTCAATTGGATAAGTTAGTAACTAAATTAATCAGTGAATTATGACATACCTAATCGGAATAGCCGTCATAATTATTACGCTGTTAATATTTAATCGTGCTATGTCAATCAAACGAAAGAACAGCAAGATATACAGGGAAAAGTTACACCAGAGATTCCAAAGGGAGGGTAGGAAATGATACTTACTTTAAAACATTATGGAGGATCGAACGGTAAGCCGGCCAATATTATTGAATTGTTAGTTACGGGCTATAACAGTATGATATTAGAAGAAATAACTAAACTTGACGGAACAGTAGATAAGTGTTTAATTTATTCACTTAAAGGAATTGTAAATGATCTGGAAAAACAAAACGAACTAATAAAGGAGAACGGATAATGATAGATAACATCCAAATAGATGACATCAATACAAACGATGCCCCGGATTTCGTCGATGCCTTCATATCAGCTGCCGATCTTGACGGGGTGCCAATGGATGAAACACAATTGAATGGTTTGAATGAAGATCGGGATTTTGTTTATGAACAGGTTATTAAAAATTTATACTAATGAAAATCAAAACAATATCACCAGGAATCTACCAGGTGAACGAAAAAGTAATCAATACCAATATACCGATATGGGGCAAGGAATTGACAAAATATGAATACCGCTACCTGATTGATTACAGGGAGGATGAAGTTGACAGCGAAGGGAATTATTTAAACTATAAACATTTGAAGCGATGAAATTAACAAATGAAATTATTGAGCTGAACGGATTTAAGCGACTTAATAACAGTATGTGGAGACTTGGAAATATAACATTGCAGAACGGATGGACAAACGAAGGTGGTGATATTTATAATAAGATATTAAGCACTAAGAAAGCCTATAAGGTGTGCGTGAAAGGCAAGTACTTACAAATGATTACAGACGAAGATCAATTGCACCAACTTAATCAGTTTTACTGAATGCGGAGATTTGAATAATGTCAAGGTTTCGATAGTTCCTAAAAAGTATTGGGGCAATCATTACATTTTAGATATTAATGAAAGTGAACCTGAATCGGATGAAGATTATAACGAAGATGACTATTCATGCGGGTATAAGATACTCAATACATTTGCTGAATACGCGGACCTAAACGACTCAATTGATTTGATTGCTACAACTGAGTTTTAACTATTTTTAACATTCACACAACAGGTAATTTGTTACATTTGCTTATTGACTAATTAAAATTTATACGGATGGATTATAAGGAATTTTTAAAATCGAAACAGCACTCATCGATCAACCATGGAATTGAAATTAAATATCTACCTGATAAATTATTTGACTTCCAAGAATATGTATCAGAATATGCTATAAAAAAAGGTCGGTGCGCTGTATTCCTTGACACTGGATTAGGTAAGACAATAATTGAGCTTACAACAGCTGTGAACTATCGGAGGCACACGAATAAGCCAGTACTGATAATAACACCTTTAGCCGTTGCATTCCAGTTCATCAAGGAGGCCGAAAAATTCAATTTGGATGCGTCAATAATGTATTCAAAAGATGGCAAATATAATACTGATATTGTGATCTGCAATTATGAGCGTTTGGATAAATTTAATCATGATGATTTTGATTGCGTTATACTAGATGAGAGCAGTATTTTGAAAAACTTCAAAGGTGCAATTAAAAATCATGTAACTACGTTTCTTAAAAAAGTAAAGTACAGATTTCTATTTACAGCGACTCCAAGTCCTAACGACTTTATTGAATTGGGCACAAGTTCGGAGGCGTTGGGAGAGTTGGGTTATATGGAAATGTTAAGCAGGTTTTTTGCTAACAATGAAAACAACATAAGGCCGCAAGAGATTGCGACAAAGTGGTACCTTAAACCACATGCAAAAAATGACTTTTTCAAGTGGGTATCTGGTTGGTCGATCTCAATGCGGAAACCTTCTGACCTGGGATTTGATGATACTAAATTTATTTTACCTGAATTAATACTAAATCATAACTATGTAAGGAATGATAAAAATTGGGTTATTGATGGTCAGATAATGATGTTTGGAATAGTGGCAAAAACAATGACAGAAGTCAGGATAGAGCAAAAGCTAACAATTGAAAATAGATGCAATAAAGCAGTTGAATTAGCAGAAAGTCATGATATTTCTGTTTATTGGTGTAATTTCAATGATGAAGGTGATTTACTGCAAAAACTTGATAAGGACGCGTTCCAGATAAAAGGATCAATGCCACTTGAAAAAAAGGAGGAACTTTTATTAGCGTTCGGTAATGGTGAAATAAAAAAGCTGATCACGAAACCAAAAATGACTTCGTTCGGTCTAAACTGGCAGCACTGTAACCATACTGTTTATTTCCCAACATGGAGTTATGAGCAGTACTATCAAGCAATAAGAAGATTTTGGCGGTTTGGGCAAACAAAACCTGTTTACGCTGATCTTGTTTTATCAGACGGTCAAAAGCGGGTTATTGATGCGCTTTTGTTAAAAACAGAAAAAGCAATACAGTTATTTGACAGTTTAAATACGACATTAAACAAAGGATTAAAGGTTGAGAAAATCAAATTTGAAAAAGAAATATTAACGCCTAAATTTATTTAATTATGAAGGTTATTAACCAATATCATACAGAAAATTATTCACTGTATAACGGAGATTGCATGCACGTTTTACCAGAACTAGAAAAGGAAAGTATTGACCTTTCGGTTTACTCCCCACCATTCGCCGGGCTTTACCAATACAGTTCAAGTGAAAATGACTTTTCGAACTGTGAATCAAAAGAGCAGTTTTTGCAACAATTTGAATTTTTGATTAAAGAGGTAGCGAGGGTAACAAAACCCGGCAGGATAACGGCGGTACATTGTTCTGATGTAATTACACATACAACAGCTCACACATTGTGGGACTTTCCACATGAGATTATTAAGCTTCATTTGAAATATGGTTTTTCTTACAACAATAGGATAACGATATGGAAGGAACCGTTAGAGGTCAGAACTAGGACTATGGTAAATAGCCTTAAGCATAAGCAGATTGTAGAGGACTCAACTAAGTGTTATACTGCAATACCTGACTATGTTTTAATTTTTAGAAAAGGCGGGGAAAATAAAATACCTGTGACTCACAAAACCGGGTTAGATTATTATGCCGGGTCAACTCCATTGCTCCCGGAAATGGAGCGTAAATATGGCTCATGGGATCATATACTGATAAAATACAAACAATGGGCTGACCATAAGACAAACAAAAAAGCTCATATCATTTGGCAGCGTTACGCCTCATCCGTTTGGGATGATATCAGGAACCGGAATGTGTTGGAATTTAAACCAGCTAGAGAAGGGGATGACGAAAAGCACGTTCACCCGTTACAATTAGATGTCATTGATAGGATTGTAGAGTTATATTCAAATCCGGGTGAGGTCATATTGACTCCATTTATGGGGGTTGGTTCTGAGATTTACAGCCCTGTCAGCATGGGGCGCAAAGCGAAAGGAATAGAATTAAAAGAAAGTTATTACAACCAAACTATTAAAAACATGATCGGCGTTAAGAATAGGTTTGAAAATAATCAAAAAGAAATGTTTTAACATGTAATCCACCAATTCCGGGCCTCGTGGTTGTGGTCTGGGATTGGTTTTAAATCAAAATAATCATTTATTCACATAATACAATTAAACATGAAACACGAATTATTAAAAGATTTAGGACATGGCATAAAAGCCGGAATTGTAAACATCACACCTGAACAGGCCGGAAAAATGCTCGAAAAGAACGATCATAACAGGGCATTACCGAAAGCATATGCGAGTGCTTACGCATTTGATATGATTGAAGGTTACTGGCAGTTTAACGGTGTACCTATTATTTTTGCAGATGATGGCACACTATTAGACGGTCAGACCAGATTAAATGCTATAATCATAGCCAACATTTCACAGGACTTACTTGTAATTACAGGAATAAATAATGATGTATTTAAATCAATTGATACCGGGAAAGGCCGTAAGGGGATAGACGTACTAACTATTGAGGGCTTAACTCATGATACAGCTAGTTTAACTAGCACACTTATTGTTAAGATTATTAAAACTACATTAGGTGCGAATATGACTTCGTGGAGTCGCTGTACTGGTCAAGTAACTCAAGACGTTTATAAATCAGCTACAAGTAGACGAACCGTTAACAATGCTATGATTGTTGAGTACTATCAGGAAAACAAAACTGAAATAGATGAGACTGTTTCTTTCTGTTTAAAGTACAGAACAAAATCAAAAAAGATACTAGGATTGAGCGTTATGGCATTTGCTTTTTGGCATTTGCGGAAAATAAATTTAGATCAAGCCGAACACTTTTACAGTAAACTTTCAACCGGTGAAAATCTCAATTCCGATGATCCTATTTATGCACTCCGGGAAAAACTGATGTCAATAAAAAATAGTTCAGATGAGAAAGTTCCGTTATGGCACTACCCTGCATTGATCTTCAAAGCGTGGAGTTATTATAGGCGCAAAGTACCTTTGAGAAAACTGTTCATATCAAAGAAAGAAACAAAGCCATGCAAATTAATTTAATCTTTGCAATAACCAAATAAATAAAACTATGGCATATTTTAGCAACAGTGGAGATAGCGCGGCCTTTGATGACCAATGCAGTAAATGTAAGTTATTCGATGAGCCGTGCCCAATCGCGTTAGTGCAAA